CGCTTGATAAAGTTATAGATAGTTCTAAAAATAACTACTCTTTTTCGGTATGGACTTACATTGATGACTGGGGTGTAAATTATGGAAATAGTAAAAATATTTTAGCTGTAGCTCCTGGTACGAAGAGTCCATGCTTCTTTGCTTTGTATTTTTCAAAAACTACCAATGATTTGAATATATATATCGAACCGGATAATCCCAATGCTGTAGGAAGCAATGAAAATGTATATAATTCACTTTCATCAACTTGTAGTATTACAAATTTTCCATTACAAACGTGGGTAAATATATCGGTTAGTGTTTATAATCGCGCCATAGATGTCTATATCGACGGTAAGTTAATAAAGACCTGCAGTATGGCTACTGTTGCATCCCCAATTTCAAACAGTAGTACTATATTTATTGGAGGAACTAAGACTCCTGATAATTACCAGGTACCGGGGTTTTCCGGTTTTATTGCAAGCGTTGTGTATAGTCCCGATGTATTTAGTCCAAAAGAAGTATGGGATATTTATTCTAGAGGATACACTAATTCTGCATTTGACTTGAATGCCCTTAAGAGATATAAACTTGAGTTGGCTTTCTTGAAAGATAACTCCGTTTTGAAGAGTTTCAGCATTTAGATAAAAATTTAAAATTAAAATAAAATTAAACGATTAATAATTAATCATTATTTGATTAATTATTTTAGTAGTAATATATTAAGCGCTATATAAATATTTTATATCTAATATATAAATATAAATGGCGGAAAAAATAACATCAAAACCTCCAGAGCTTGGATCATCATTTAAGAACTTATTTTCGGGTGCAGATGCATCTCCAGAGCCTGGCGCCGGTCGTGGTCCAGTGGTCGAGGCGGATGTTGCACCAACGGCAGAACCAAGTCAGTCAGGTTTCAAAGATTTTAGTTCGGCAACTATAGTTGAAGGATCTAAAGATTTTTTAGAGTCAAATAGTTGGGTTGCAAAAATTGCTTTTCTTTTAATGGTTATAATAGCATTTGCTATTTTATTTAGACTAATGGTCGCTCTTATTACTTGGTTATTTTCTCCTAGCGGTAAAGTCGTACTAGTAGATGGATACATAAATGGTTCTAATTCTACGATAATATCTCAAGACCCTAATATTAAAAAATCTATTACAGTTATTCGCTCTAATAATGAAAAAACCGGTATAGAATTTACATGGTCTGTCTGGTTATATTTCAATGGTTTTACAAATGATAACAAGTATCACCACATATTTAATAAGGGAAACAAAGAGCCAAATGACAAGGGTATTGTTTCGCCCAATAACGCTCCTGGTTTATATGCAAATCCCAAATATGACGGTATTCGCGTAATAATGAATTCTTTCGATGACCCGCTAAGTGACATGATAGATATAAATGATTTGCCTATTGCGAAATGGATGAATGTTGTAATACGTGTTCAAGGTAAAAACTGTGATGTATATGTTAATGGTCGTTTAACCAAGCGTCGTATTATGAAGGACGTTGTAAAACAGAACTATGATGATGTGAATATATGTTTACATGGTGGATTTGCGGGATATTTATCAAGTTTGACCTACTATAATAACGCAATAAGTATTGCCGAAATACAGGATATTCTTGTCACCGGTCCTAAGATGAAATCGGCATCCAATGGTTTTGATGGTGAATTTAACAGACCACGGTACTTGGCTGATAAATGGTATTTTGACCAAAATGATGTACCTGCTGTAAATTAAAGTATTAAAGTATTAAAGTAATATTATTTTGTAGAAAACATTGGCCATTTCGTATTTCCAGCTGCATATGTTTTTGGATTCCTATAGTTATTAAACGGTGCCTCTGCATTGAAACAAAGTATAGCAGGATTGCCCGGTACATTTGATGCAGTAGTTGAGGTACAAATAATAGGAGAGACAGGGTTCCAACATGTTAGTGTATTATTGACTTGCTTCAACCCTACTCCTACAGTATCACTTATATTTGTAATATTCGGATATGTATTTGAATCTGTTTGCGAAGCCCATGCCTTTTGACGCGTAAGTTCATTTCTGGACGCCATCGACCATAGCATCGCTTTCGTAAAATTTAGACGTCCATTCAATGGGCATTGTAAAACATTTGATTTACGTTGCATATCATAGCTTGTATTAGCTATGCTATTCGCCTCTATTTTAAAACTAGGACAATTCGGTTCAAAGCGTGCCCATAAACGCGTAGGTAAGCTGTTATTAAAGGGCATAGCTTCTGCGATATTTGAAGGTGCACTATTACCACTTGAATTTGTAGCATATACTTGGAAACAGTACGTTACACTATTATTTACTACAGCGACGCTTTCAAAGTTGGCGACGGTGTAACTTCTTATTGAACCAGATACTACACCTGGCCCAACATATAAGGTCATCCAGTCGCCGAATCCGCCGACTTTATATTGCAGAGTATATGATGTTGCGGTTGCTGAAAAATTCCAAGATAAACTAACTGTTCCTCCATCAGAAGCTATAGCTGTCAGGTTTGTTGGTTGGGTTGGTGCAGACATTATATTATTATATATTTAAATATGTATAATAATATTTCTTATGTAGTTTATATATTTTTATGTAGTTTAATGTCCTATACCCTTAATCGCGGATTTACGCATACATCCATCGTAGGGAAAATATCACCCGACATGCACTTCGTATCTTTTGACACTTCTATACAACTTCTAAATCCTCTATCTTCTCCTATATAACAGTACCCCGATTTCGTTCTCGGTATATGTGTGCTGCTTGTCGCATCATCAGCAACCGGAATCTGATTTTTAAGAGCATATTCAAGTGCTTTTTTTACAGATTCTTGTTTTTGTGGTTCATGGTTTTTTTCCTCTTGGTAAGTAGCGGGCGACGATGCAGGAGGACGCGCCGATTCGTGTTTATTTACTAACGGGGTACGCCTTTCGTGTGGTTGAATTGGAATAGGCTTTATAAGAGGATCTATGTGGTTTATATTAGTAGAAACTTTTTCTGGCGTAGATACTACTGGAGAAGTGGTTGTTGGTAGCGTAGTTGTTATAGGCTTAATACCTACATTTTTTTCTAATTGACTTATTGTGTTTGTTCCCGTATTTGATTTATTGCCTGGTAATGAATTCCCAGTTCTCTCAGCAACAACAGGAGTAGCTTTTATTAAACCAATAGACACTAATAGTGGTGCAATATTACTACCGTAAAATTCCTTAAATGCTTCTACAATATTATCTAAATGCCCTGTTAAGTTAAGAATAAACGCGAGGACTATAAGTAAAACAATAACTACTCTAAATATGAACCACACGGTCGATGATGGTGCTTCTCCATTAGGGCCTGAAATAGATGCTGTTTCGGTTGGAGATAAAATAGATAATATTTTATTTGACTTAATCGTGATACTTGAATCTTTGTCATTTTCGGTGTCGGCTCCATTTGATAATTGCGACGGTTCTTCTGTTTTTGTAATATTGCGCTTATTTAAAAAATCAAAAAATGAAGATTTTGTTTCTTCTTTGGGTTGAACATCTTCACCGCCTTTTAGTATCTTGAGTGAACGTTTTAAAGAGTTAGATTTTGATTTATTTTTTTCTTTCATTGTATTAAAATATAACTATAAAATATTTAATGATTTAGATTTTTTATTATTTATTAATATTTTATTATATAATAATATACTATACTAAAGAATTAATAAATAAAAATGAACCCTTTTGTTGTATCTTCTATATTATTGGTTCTTGTTGACTCTGTTTATTTGTATTTTATTGGAAAACCTGTATTCGATAAAACAGTAGCAGCGATTCAGAATTCGGCGCTTGTTGTAAGAATAGCGCCAGCAGTTTATACGTATATTCTTATGGCGATTCTTCTTAATTATTTTATTATATCTGCAAACAAGTCGGCATTTGATGCGTTTATATTGGGATTCTGTGCATATGGTATTTTCGATTTTACCAATATGGCTATTTTCAAAAAATATAATTTAAAAACAGCAATTATCGACACTTTATGGGGTGCAATACTATTTTTTATAGTTACCACTATTACTTATCATTTTAAGAAGTATAAGATGATTTAATTTCATTTAATTTCATTTAATTTCATTTATCACTGTTCGTTCATTATGAAGTCAAACTTATTCATCATCTGTAACTTATCGATGGACTTTTCAAGAGAGCTTTTTCTTATGTCTGTCATTAGATAATCCACTTTAGGGCCTATTTCATTTTTTTTTATTTGCTTGTAGACTGCATTAATTTTTTTTACTACTGTTTCTACTAACTCTTTATCTTTAGTTATTTCTATTTTAGTATCATATTTTTCCGTTAAAATAGAAATTGCGTAATATATCAAGTAACGCCGTTTTTTTTTAACACCTGGTGTATATTTTAAGCAGTACAGGTTAAGTATACTGTTAACTATTTTAATTTTTATATTATCATGTTTTTTTGAACCATTGATTATAATTTCCCATAAAATCCATATAGGATCCATTTGAAACTTTTCATCTACGGGTATATTACTTCTACGTTCACATAGGCATTTTTCTTTTTTTTTTGCACAAATTTTTTGAAACTCCATAATCCATTCTAGCCAAAAACAGGCTTGTAAAGAGTTATTTGATTCCGACGATATGTGATACGCGAATTCATTAATAGAAATGAATAATTCTTTAGGGTCATCTTTACGATAAATGGACTGTGCGTACGATACAGAAGGAGCTTTTAATTTATTCGACATGTGTGTTATATCATATTCTTCATCTTTGTTTATTTTTATACCCTGGAAGCTGTGTTTTTTGTTACTAGAACATATGATGCAAATTATTTCTGCAAACATGCTTCTTATTTTTGGGTTATTTCTTAAACGAAGTACGTCATCTCTGTATCCAGAGGAAATAATATTTTTAAAGTTTTCATATCGCATTTCTAAATATATTGCTAACTTTGGATTAGCTAAGTGAATATGTTTTCCTAAAAATGTTAATATAATGTCCCATAAGTCTAAAAATTGTCCTGCGCAAATAAGTTCGGAACTCCAGTTACATGCATGTTCTATTTTTCCATTAAGAATTGAGTTTAGTAATTCTTTTCTAACATCTGTTTTTTTATATTTGGAAAAAGATTCTCCTTTAAATTCTGCAATAGTTCTTATATCATTAATTTGAAATTCGGCTTCCATATACTATTTTTTCTATAAAAAATATATAATAATAATACATATAAATAAATGACAATAATTGACACAGCAGTTAATAGAATATATACTTCTTCGTGTTGGGTAGTAATATTAGTATTTTTAATTATTCTGGTATCTATTGTATACATTTATCGCCTATTCTTTTTAGACACAGTTTCTAAAGGTAGTGATTCTAAAACAAACCAAGAGGGATTCACTATGAATAAAGAATTTACACTAAAGATGGGCGAAGAATCGCTTGATGACTTTTATGCTAATATGTACGAAAATATATTTTATAGTGATATGTATGATGACTATGAAGTCGGTATTATTTTAAATAAGGCTTCTCCGGTTAGGCAAACAGATGCTTTAGTAATCGGTTCTAAAACTGGTAAACATGTAGATACTCTTAGTGAAAATGGTTTTTATGGTTATGGTATGGAAAAGTCCAAGAATATGCTAGACTATTCAGCAAAAAAATATCCAGGCAATAAGTATATTTTAGGAGATGGAACAAATCAACTTACTTTTGATGCTGAAAAATTTTCATTAATTACTTTACTAGATTTTACGATTTACAGTATTTCAAATAGGAGAATGTTGTTTGAAAACTGTTACAAGTGGTTAGCACCGGGTGGATTTTTAGCAATTCATTTAATAAATGTAGGAGGGTTTTATGATTCTCAGACCTATGGTGCTAGGGAAAGGAGGTTATCTCCGATAGTTACGCGTTTATTTAATGGTAAACACGTTAAAAATACTTTAGGAAATAATGATGCTGTTGTAGATGATATTATATATAAGTCAGATATGATTATGAATGACCCTGATGTTATAGAACTTCGCGAAACATTTAAAAACAGGAAAAATGGTAAAAAGAGGCAGAATGTACAGAAGTTTATTACACCTGACCAGAGTGTAATCTTAAGCGAAGCAAAAGATTGTGGTTTTAATATGTTATCACAATTTGACCTTCTCACATATGATAAGCCTTTTCAGTATATATATGTGTTGTATAAACCCGCAAACTAACCAGTGGGACATTGTTCACTCTACCTTTATAGAGATATATGGAGATATATGGAGATATATGGAGATATATGGATGCTATTAAATACATGAGATGTTACAGATGCGTGAGATTT